TATAATCCAGCTGCTGATAGTCAAGCAGCTAATACACCTGTACCTACGTCCACATCAGCACCTCAGCCCCCCACAACATCACCAACAAAATCTTCAACAACACCTATAACAACTGGTCCTGGCGGCGCAGCTTTTGGAATGTATCCAAAACCAGGAGGAATACAATCAGATTTAATGGCTGCTTTTGCTCAAGAGGGAATAACTGATGAAAAAACTCAAATTGCATTATTAGCAAATATTAAAAAAGAATCAGGATTTAAACCAATTAGTGAAAATTTAAACTATACGTCAACAGCAAGATTGAAAGAAGTATTTCCATCAAGAACAAAAAATTTATCTGATGAAGAACTTAAAAGATATACTAATAATCCACAAGGTTTAGCTGAATTGGTTTATGGTGGAAGAATGGGCAACGCAGAACCTGGTGATGGTTTTAAATATCGAGGAAGAGGGTTTATTCAATTAACAGGTAAGAATAACTATGCATCTATGGGAGCAGCTTTAAATTTACCTTTAGTTGATAACCCTGATTTAGCTAATGATCCAGTTGTTGCGGCTAGAATTGCAGCAAGGTATATTAAAGATGCCAATTTACGAAAATCTTTTAATACACAAGAAGAAGCTAATCGAGCCGTGACTCAATCAATTGGCGGAAGAAATTTAAACTTAGATAGTGGTTATGGTGCAACATTATTAAGCAAAGTCAATTCTTATGCTGGTGATATTTCTTTAGCATCATCAGGCACTTCATCACCTAATCAATCTGCTGCTTTAGCACCAAATGCACCTTCATCAGCAACAACATTAGCTGTAGCACCAAATGCACCTTCATTATCTAATCAATCTGCTGCTACTTTAATACCAAATGCACCTTCATCAGCAACAACATTAGCTGCAGCTACAACAGCTGTTTCACAAGAAAAAATGATTTTAGCTTCAGCTGCACCAGTTGTTAATAATGTCACAAACAATAATGTAAATAATTCTACAAGTGGTGGTGGTTCATCGACTTCTACAGCTTCAGTCTATGATGACTTGTTTACTAAACTTGTAGGAAGAGCTCTTGCATAAAAAACCCCGCACTAGGCGGGGTTGCACTTGCATGGGATTAGTTTAATCTTGGTCAGCAAGAGACTTGAAATAATCCAAGTCATCATCACTTTCCGAAATCTTAGAATCTAATACAGACACATCATCTTTGAATGATGCAACAGTATCTTCAGCTTTAGTCTTGGCGATAGGTGCGCCTGTGAAGCCTAGAACCTTGTCCAAACGACCTTTCAATTGGTCATAAGGTTTGAAGTTCTTTCTCTCTGTAAAATCCTTCAGAGAGAATTGTTTCTTCCACAATTCCTCAAGCTTCTCATCGTTACCATCCAACAGAGCAGACACATCAGCAAATTCTGATTTGTCATAGTTGCGATAGCCTTCGACATTACGAATCTTCAACTTGAAGTTAGCACCTTCCCACATATCAAATGGGTTAACTGGTGTTTCATCAGCAAATTCAGGATTCATTGCTTCAGTAATCTTATCAAAGATTTTCTTACCAAACTTATACAGTTTGATTTGTCCTTCATTAGAAGGATTGCTTGGGTCAGAAACCACAAGAATGTTTGCTAGATAGCTTAACTTACGTTTTTGCTTACGAGCAACATCTTTGTTTGCTTCGATACCAGAGTTCCACAATGTGTTATTGTGTTCACAAACTGGACACTTCTCATTAAGAGTGGTCAAGCAGTTATCAATAAACCATCCGCCTGGTCCTTGAAAACCGTGGCTGAATGTGCGAACCCAAGGAAGAGCATCATCGCCATCAACAGCAGGTGCTGGCAAGAAACGAATAATGGCCATGCCATTACCTGCCTTGTCAACTTCTGGTTGCCAGAAACGATTGTCATCTTTGGAGTTTTCGGTGCCGGCTGATGTAGCCTCGACCGCTTTTGAGAGTTTCTCAAATGAATTGCTGTTACGCTTTAGATTTGCGAATGAAGTCATATAATTTTCCTTTGTATAGACGTAGTATTAACGGAGTATAGTAGATTATCCACATTATTCATAATATACTTTATTTAGTATATCAATCAAGTAGAGTCCTCAGTTTTGCCAGTGTTTCATTGATATCCTTGTGCAGAATACCAACACCACCAGCGGCATTAAAATTAACGATAATGTCTTCAGTATCATCAATTAAAATAGTTTCAGGTGTAGCATATGCTGTTTTATGCTTTCGGCCTGGAACAATATTGGCTTTGTAGGGTATACCTTTGTTACAAAGCCAAACAACTTTCTGAGCAGCAACTTCTGAATGGAATTTTTCTCCACCAGATGAAGATAGAATCTCCACTTCCCAGTCAGTTGCGTATTGAATAAAATGAAGCAACTCTTTTCCACCTGGGAACCATTCAAGGTTTTCAAAGTTTCCATTCATAATAAAGTTAGGCCAATTGGTTGTGAAGTTTTTACGGTCACGAGCACCAAGAGCATCCTTACCATACAACTCTGTGAATCGCTTCTCAAAGTCGCATAGTACACCATCCATATCCAGGTAGAGTTTAGTCACTTTCATTTATTCAATACTTTCTTTAGAATCAGCCTATATTTTACATCATCCTTAGGAAGAAATGCGGCATACTTGAGCAATTTCAACCGATAATTTGGCCAATGTATCGTATCGGCAATCTTCTTAGACCAAACAGGTACGAATCCCATTTGATTGTTTAATAGGCAAACAGTTTCTATTGTTACTTCTTTCCTGAGTGCTTTTTTTAGTAGTGTAGGATAGTCATCACCAACACGCAGGATAGAGTTTGGATCGTCAAGGCCATCAAAGAGGTCACGACATTCACTTTCAAAATTGTATGACATTGATTGTATGACCTTCTGGTGCTTGCGATAATTCACTTCAGCATCTTCTAGTAATAATGAACCAACCCAAGCATTTTCATCTTCTACAAAATTAGCAACAATGAAATCAATCATGTCTTCCTTTTGTACAAGACGGCGAGACAACTTATAGAAATGGTATTTGTCTTTACGATTCTCAAATGTGGTTACACTAACATTGGTTTTACCATTGTATTTAAAGAAATCATATGATTCTTGTGTAAAATGTAATTTGAGAGCCTGGTACAAACTGAATGTTTCGTAGCCAGTCATATAGGCAATCTAGAACCTTTTTCTTTCAACATGTTATTGTCCATTGCATTGTTCTCAATCTTAGCTTTAAGGTTTGCATTAATGAGTGTAGCTGCAACCTCAATTTCAAGACCGGTTTCTCTGCAATGTTCCACGATAGCTTCGATATAGTTGTAGTTTGACCTAGCAACCAATGCATCAATAGATTTGGCAAATTTTGCCATTTCATCTCTAGTTGGCATTATTTAATAAGTCCACAGTTAGCGTCAAAACATTGGCTTCTTTGCATGATAGCAGCTGGAAGTCCGCATACAGAACATTTATCACTTAGGTCTAATGATGTAATTGAAATTGTATCATCTTTGTGTGAACTAGCCATTAGATTGGCAGCCATGTTGTCAAATACTTGTTCACCAACATAGTCTTCTTCATACTCATCTGGATAATCAAGTTCAGGTTCTTTGTAATAGTCAAGGCCTACAATTTCCAACTCACCATCAAATTCAAATGAACAACCTTTTAAGAATTGTCTGAAGTGTTCAAGTACAGTTGGTAAAAAGTCAGCTTCAAATTCTAAAGTATTTTTTGATCCAACTGGACCATCATGCTCACATGTTAGAGTAAATTTAGGCATTATTTCACCACCGTTTCATATAGAGTTTCGAATTGGTCGTGGACTGCCACTTCTTCATCATAATTTTGTTTCCAGTAAACCTTAACCATTCGTTGAACGATTTTCTTAGGTAACTGTAATTGTTTGCTGATATCAGCGGTTGCTTCTTTGATAAAGTCTTTCTCCGCTGACGCTCGAACCATCGCATCAGAACATTCACGGATAACTTTCAATAGTTTATCTCGGTCGGCTGGGTTTGATAATTGATTAACACTCACTTGCTGAATAGCCATAATATACTCCTAGTTTACTTTTTCATTGCATATGTAATGCAGGTTGGGTTTGTGCTTGTTTCATAAGCACACTTTACAGACAATGGGTCAACACCTTTAACGATTGCTGCTTCGATGTTTTTTGCCATGTTGTTTCTGTCATTGATATTGAAAATGACTGCACCAATAATTGCGGTGCAAACCACAATACTTACCGATACACATATTGTAATCAAGTCTTTGTTCATATTAGATTCCTTTGTTTCTGTCAATTTTATCACCTTTGCTTTTGTAGAAAATATGCCTGCCAATTTGTTTCTCCTTTTGTAGTTTTGTCCAACCAGGATTTACATAATCAGCATGATAGTAGGTTGCCCCATTTGTTACATCCTTCATTCTATCAAAATTTAAATACATGTCTGTTGACATTAGTAATATCTCATTATACAACGAAGTATGCTTGATTGTCAAGAGCCTGGAGGTAAATGATGGGTCACAATACCAAGAAAATTGGCAGGTCCCATTGAACTTTTGTTTTACCACATCACAAACTGTACTCGCATAGTTTCCAGTCATTACACGATTAAATGTAACGAAAGCTACCGCCTTTTTACCATCAAGTGGTTCATGGCCTGCCTCAAAGTATATGTTTTCTGCGAGACACGTTACCTGCTTCTTTACATCAGCGGTAAGTGAATTGAAAGATGCCTTAATTGGCATTATTGGATTTTGAATGTTGATGTTCGATATCAATATGATAATCGAAGCAAAGAACAAACTAAAAAGTATTGGTTTACTTTTCATAATTCTCCTTGTGTGTGTTGGATGGGCCGAAGCCCATCCTCCATCAGGAAGACTTCTTAGTAACCTTAGGTGGTTCCGAAGAAACTACATTAGACACAAAACCATTTAAGGTTTGTGCTTTAGTAATTATATCTGTTTCTGATGGGATTGGTGGGAAACCAGGATGCTCAGGCGGTGTTTCGCCTTTGTGTCTGGCTGTTTCGCATTGCATCGACCAGTTGTTCGATATGCGTTCACGTTGTGCATAATATTCTTCATGCAACATGTCTTTGGCCATCTTTAATAGCTCAAGACGAATTTCAAATGGTGTCATATTTGACATAATTTTCTCCTGTGTTTGTGTGTCACCAACTGTTGTTGGTGGCTTATTTAGTCCCAAAGATTTCGATAATACTTACCAAACAGCTTAAAACCATTTGCAATTCTTTCATGTACAACCTTTAGAGCTTCATAATCAGTTTCATGTGTATGGTCATCATTGTAAACCATTTTAAACATCTTTGGTTTGCCGTTTTCATCCCATTCACAGGCTTCACTTCTTGTTGACCATTCACCTTTAGAATATTTTTCTTCCCATTTGGTATCGAGGTGATGTTCAAATGCAAATATCATTTCATCCATAACCCAATCCCAGCGTTTGAAATGGTTACCATCTGTGTCCCATTCATTCTCTTTTGGTGGTGCTGAAGTAGATTTCAATTCTTCTGGTACATCATCGTCATCAACATTTGGTGCGCCATGTTTGCTCGCTTGTAATTGCTTCAACATAGGTAACACAATCATTGCAAGGGTGTGATCCATTGACCATGTGTCGTATCTGTCAATCTTGATATAAGTTCTGCGACTACGCTTAGATTCTACCCATTGACATAGTTTTAATAGCCAAGTTTTTGGTGGATTTTTTGAATCTGTAATTTTTTCATCTGTAGTTCCGTGAGAGAGCCATGTTCCAAAATTATGTACCCAATCAGGT